AGGTGCTGGGTGAAAAAACGGGTCTGGAGGTCAACGACGAAGGCAGCCTGATGGAATGCATGATGAAGATGGCTGAGATGAAGAAGACATACGATAAGATCGGAGCGGCGTACCACGACGCCGAAGAAACCGGCTACGGCATTGTCATGCCGGGCATGGATGAACTTACGCTCGACGAGCCGGAGATCATCCACCAGGGCGGTCGGTACGGCATCCGGCTCAAAGCCGCTGCACCGTCCATCCACATGCTCAAGACACGCATTACGACGGAGATCACGCCTATCGTCGGTTCCGAGCAGCAGTCGCAGGACCTCATCGACTATATTCTCAAGGAATTCGAAGCAAATCCTGCGCAGATCTGGGACTCTAATATTTTCGGAAAGAGCTTGCACGAACTGGTGAACGACGGGCTGCACAACAAGCTGATGCGCATGCCGGACGACGCGCGCGACAAAGTGCGCGAGACCATCGAGCGTATTATCAACGAAGGGTGCAACGGGCTGATTTGTATTATTCTTTAGAATTTCCTTTTGCGGGCCGCCTGGCGAAGAGTCAGCCGGCCCGCTTGTTTTATGTTTTGTAGGTTTGTCAAACATTTTGGACGGAGAAGGTGCGAAGAAATTCAATAGGAGAGTACCAGTGTAAAGGGCGCATCGGTATGTTGTTGGAGCGATTTTGGTGGGCAGCTAGCTGCCCACCAAAATCGACAAGTGAATAAAAGCTGTGCTTTTCATAGAAACGTTTTTGATCTTCTCGATGGCTGCGCTCCACCTTGCCATTGTGCCGAGGGGTGTAAGGTCGAATAAGCTTGTGGCGGATATGTAATTTGGCGGCAGTGGCCTCGAACAACGTTAGCAGATTTTTCTTCGACGGAGAAAAACGATTGGTGAATTCAAAACCATTGTCGGTTTGTACGCATTCAACCCGCACGCCGCGGCGTGCGAACCATTTAACCGCTCTTTTCATGAAATCGGCGGAAGAGTAGGTGCTCTGCTCTGGATAGGCACCCAGAAAACGCAAGCGGGAATATTCATCAATTGCTGTATACTGGAACAGGCGAAGCTCCGAGTTGGCGATACAGTGCCGAGGAACGACCTTTACGTCGATCTGGACACGCTCACCGGGATGAGTCATTTTCTCATAAGGCTTTGGCTGATACTTTTTCTTTGGCTTTGCCTCAGAAAACATGCCCAGTCTGCGCATAACACGGAACAGGCTTTCCGGGCAACGTTGATATCCACGCTGCCGCAGCCGGTGCCATAATTCGATCATACCCAATTCAGGGTTTCTGCGCCTCATGTCACGAATCAGCTTCAGTTCTTCTTCCGTATGCTGGTTGGGATTACTGTGAGGCCTGCGGGACAGACATGCGAGTGATTTCAGTGTGCCATTGTAGCGAGCCTTCCAGAAGTAAATATACGAACGGCTTTTATTGTACTTCCGACTGGCACGGCTGACACCAAATTTCTCCGCGTAACAAATCAGGGATTGCCTGTACTTCATCTCTTGTGTTACACTGTTCATGCAGGAATGGGCACTTCCTTTCGGCCGAATTTTGTGTGGTAACTCAATTCTAACCGATGTGTCCCATTCCTGTCTCTATTTTTTTATCACCTGTCCAATATGTATTGTAGTCCTACACGTGCCAACCTGTTTTTTTCCCTGATCTCTTGCATGACAGTGACAAATATGATATACTTACTAACGTTGTCTCCGGGTGTGGCGCAGTTGGTAGCGCGCTTGACTGGGGGTCAAGAGGCCGTGAGTTCAAGTCTCGCCACTCGGACCAAAAAACCGCCCGCATGGGTACTGAAAAAATCAGTATTCATGCGGGTTTCTTTATTTCAAGCGAATTCACACAGAGTCAAATAAATGCGGTAAAGGTCTAATTAATGGCGACTAAACGGCGACTAAAAATCAGACAAAATTGGGGCATCCCGCCGAGCAATCGACGGGACGCACATAAAAAATAAGGCCACACCGGAAAATCAATCCGATGCGGCCTTACTCGTTTCTATTCAATTTTACACCGCGCCCGTGGTGCCGGACGCGACCGCCCCGCTCTCTACGGTGGTTGTGTGCGTCTTCGGGAGCGCCAGAACGAGCACCGGAATTGCTGCATCAATCAATTTGTCAATCTGTGGCGTGTCCGCAATGCCGTCCAGCGCCAGCGCAGATTTAGTCAAGCTGGTTGCCTGGGCCTGACGGGTATCCGCCGCGGTTGGGTCTGTGGAAAGAGTCGCCTTGAACGGTGCTTCCACACATTTCACAGCTTTCTGTGCGGCTGTCAGTGTTTTAGTAATTACTGTGCCTGCGATACCAGGCAGAAACGGATTGACGGCTGCGGCAAGTGTCTGGGCATAATCAAGGCCCTTGTCTACCTTGTCAAGCGTCTTCTCTGCTTTCGCTGTCAGCTTTTTGGATTTCACCTTTTCGGTCACAATGACGATTCCCGTGTACACAAGCAATGCGCCGCCGATGATAAGTAACGTGACAATATTCTGATTCATAAGTATCCTTCTTTCCGCCGGGTTGACCGGCTATTATTTCTGTACGAATAAAAATTCTTCGATCTGAATAGGCGCGCCATGCATTTTCAGGTCGTCATCATATTTTCCACAGACGTAATCGACCTTGTTTTGCACGTTGTCGTTGATGATGAGTTCCTTCGTGCCGTCTGGCATGCGAATTCCGAGGATGATTTTGCACTTCTCCGCACCCTTTGCCGCATTCACAAATAATTCTTTCTTTGTCATATAGACCTTCTTTCCGCCGGAGCCTACCCCGGCTATTTAAATATTGCCGCCAAGATTGCTGTTGCGACCCCCGCCCCGATCGCACCGATGATCGCCGCAACTAACTTGTCCCACCAGCGGCCCGGGCGGGCTGAAATGCTCTTGACGTCGGTTTTGATCTCATCAACGTCCGATTTCAGGTTATCGACCTTTTCGTTGACTCGCGCCATCGCGGCGGTCAGACCCCGGATGTCCTTGACCTCGGCGTCCAGCTCGTCAATGCGGTGATGGGCTGATTTTGCGCTGTCAAGTGCCTGCGCGGCCGTCTGCGCGATTTCCGTCATGTCCACCCCTGCTCACCTCACTCAATACAGATCTGCAGCTTACCGATCTCACGCCCGAAACTGCCTGCATATCCATCCTGTCCGCCTGTGGTCTGGTCGTCATACTGCCACGGATAATAGCCGCCAGCACCCGGCGCTACACGGTACTTTGCGCACTTGGTCGGGCGGATGCTGTCCGGCGTGTAGTAATAGACTTCGACCGCATCAATCGGCTTGCCGTCCCCGGCATACCCGTTGGAGCCGTCGTTGACATTGCAGCCGGTCACATATGGCAGCCAATTACCACCCAGTACATGGACACGGTATTTGACAGTACCTGCCGACACCCGCACGGCAACGTCCGTAATCGGAGCGCCATTGCTACGACCCGCGAAGTCGGTAAGATCACGGACTTCCGGGAGCCATACACCGCCGGCGCGCACACGGTAATAGGCATTGACACCAATATCCTGCGGGGTAACAGGCGCGGGCGTGGAAGCACAAATTCCCCGGTAACAGACGTCGCAGTCGGTATTGCCCGTGACGCCCGGTACTTTGCCGTCGCTGCACCACTGCCACATATCGCAGTCCGCTGATCTGTCAGTGCTGTCCGGAGTGTCGTTGCTGTACGCGGCCATCCAGATAAGCAACCCGGCCTTGCGGCAGGCCGTGACGTCGATCAGACTGCGCAGCCAAGCCGCCGAGGCGTAGACGTACACCGGGCAGGTGTATCCAGCGGCCCGGACTGCCCGGTAAATCGTAAGGATGCGGTCCGTAATGGCCGCCTTGCCGAGGTTGGATAGCTCCGGGCCGCCCACGTCCTCCACATCGATTGCAAGGCAGCAGTATGGGCCGTGCCCGCTGATTGACGCGATAAAATCATGCGCCTGTTGGTCGATGGGCGTCGCCCGCAGCAGATGGTAAGCGCCAACGTTAAGCCCAGCCGCGCAGGCGGCGGTTACGTTGGCGGCGAAGGATGGGTCAGTGTACTGCACGCCCTCCGTCGCCTTGACGATGGTGAAGCCGTACCCGGCGGCTTTAACCCTCGCAAGGTCAAGGCCGTTTACGCGGGTACGATTATAGATGTCGATGCCAAGCATTATGTAGTCCCTCCTGTCGGTGCTGTGTAATCTGTTCCGGTGATCGTTTTGTAGTCGGCGGCGGTGATCCAGCCGAGCGTGACGGCCTTTTTGAGGTTGTCCGCCGGAAGCCGCTTCGAAGTATAAAGCCTCAACAGTGTGTAATACATTATTTCGCCCCCAGTGCCGATAAAGTCAGCGCGTCGACGGAGCCCTGCAACTGTGCGATCTGCTGCTCTTGATACGTCTGCTGCGCCAATGTCACACAGAGCCTGTCCTCGGTGACAGCGGGCGCAGTCGATGTCGCCGGTGTCGTCACGATCGGCTTGAGCGCGAGCGACGCGCGCAAATTGTAATTGTCATGGACATACTGCTTGTCGCCATCGATGAGCGTCAGGTGCGCCATATTGGTCTGTGTGGCCGTTAGTTTGTCGAGCGCGTCGAATGTGATCTTGCCCTTTGCAATCTGGATTTCGAGGCTGTCCCGAGTTGCGCCCTGAAACACGATTGGATTGCCGTTGACCGCGAGCACGTCCAATGTCGTGCCTGTCGGGTCCGAAAATTTGAGTTGCATTATGTGTAGACCTCCTTAAATTGATATAATCATTGTTGGCCGAAATCCTTTAGACGACTGATACCCATAAGTGACATTTTGATCATACATTATACCGCGGTCATTAATGGCTTCTTCAGTCCTTCCGTATCCGTCACGAAGCCAACAGTCAGTGCTCCCAAATAGCTGTGCTCTGAATGTATCTGTCTTATTTTGAGTAGTTAGTTGAAATCCTGGGTCATTTGCACTACCTCCAATTAATTCTGTGCCACTAATAATCCAAATATTATCCGTTACCGTTTCGCCGATACCAGTCTCTGCGTTTTGATAATTTGTCCTTGGCACAATTCGCGCTTTTTCAGACTCTGATAGTGTATTATAAAAAGCACCGTTTAAATTAGCCCGTAAATCCGATGTTTTCCATACTGCTGTAAAATGCGTATAGTCAAAATAAGCCTGAAGTGAAGTTTTGGTAGTTGAATATAACATTATTACCGCTTGGTGGAGAGCATTATCAACATTAATAACTGTATAAGGATAGCCGCCAAAAGTTACCATTCCACCCAATTCAATAGACGTATATATCTTCCTGTTTACTCCGTCTTTTGCCGCCCACAATTCTTTGATTTCGCGGTTTACACCGTTCACGGAGCCATAGAGTTTTTTGATCTCGCGGTTGACCCCGCCTACCGCGCCATACAGTCCGCTCATGGTCTGCCACCCGCAGGGTTTCGGCAGTATGCACAATCAGTTACATAGCTGCCCCCCCCCGAACCAAATTATGGAAATCCGTCATTTTTACCAATCTCCTAATTTAAAAGAATTCCGTCATTAGACGGCTGCAAGATTATTCCACCATTCGGAATAGTGAAATAAAGCCAGCATGTATTTGCCGATGGTGGAAAATAATTATTGATTCCAACATAAATTTGTAATCTTAGATTTGTGAGTATTACTGATTTCGACAGATTAATAATTGCATCTGCAAATGAATAATCGCCAAGTTGGTTTGGTATATTGCTTGACCAAGCACCTATTTGTGTTGAAGTGGACTTGTCGAAAACATGTATAACAGCATCGGTAAGTTGTGGATACGTAATAGTGCCGTTGATTTTCCAAGTAGAAAAAAATCCAGATAATTTTATAGAATCTACTTCAATCGGTTTGGCATTTTCAAAGGTTAAATACCAGCCACACATTAAGGCATTTGCATAAAAACCCGAACTGCCATAGAACCCTGTTTCCGGAAGTCCAACTCCGCCCATATTTCCATAATCATCGCCATCTTGATAATAAAAGCATGATGAATATTTTATTCCTCTGTTAAATAGTTTTCGATTCGCTCCACCCGACGATCCATAAATGCTTTGCAGTTTTCGGCTCACTCCGCCGGCCGCTCCGTACCAATTCGCAGGGATACGGCTAACCCCACCCGATGATGCAATAAGGCTCATGATGTTTTGTACACCCCCACAAGACAGCCGTCACCAATATAGGTACTTCCCGGGTCGGTATCCGTGATCGTGATTTTTGGGATGCTCACCGTCTTCGCGGCGCTGCCGTCATAGGCGCCCGTGTCGCCGCCGTAACCCTGAGTGACGGTGAGGGCGTTGGGGTTCTTGAGGGATACCGGGATATCGGTTTTGTTGGCCTTATTGCTAGTCAAGCTATCAATTTCATTCTGTAGGTGTCCAGCCGTATCGGCGTCAAGGGCATTTTTAAGGCCCGACAGCCAGGTATTAAACGACGCTTTTTGCGTATCACTCCATGACGAGAAATCCGACTCGTTCGTTGCCCGAAACCGTGCCAAATCGTTCTGAATCTGCTGATACAGTGTGGTCGTGTCAACCTGCTGCACAACGCCGGTGACGATGCCACACACCGATTTATCCAGCCGGGTATCAGTAATCAGTGACTGTGTGATTGCCGTAGTACCGGCGGGGATACTGATCTCCGCAAGCTTCAGGTCGTACTGCTCGACCGTGCGCACGATTGCCGGAGCCGCCGCGGTACTTGCCGGTGTGCCCTTGAGCACCTGCGCAGTAATAGACCGTGTATTGATATCCCACCGCAGCACGACCGTATCCTTGCGGTTTAATACGCCATCAGCGTTGTCGATGGCCAGGGCAAGATTACCGTCGTTGCGGTAATGGTAGCCGTTGATCCATGCGCGGCCGCTCGGAACAATAATCTGCATGTTGCTCCCGGAAGCCACTGCAAGGTCTCCGTCATAAACACCGTTGCCGATGATCGACGCAATCCACAGCGCGAGGAAATCCGTTGTGTACTCCCGGTCGCCGTTGACATCCGGGAAAAATCCGCTTGATTCTGCCATTTATGAATCATCTCCTAAGTCCAGTGTTTCCGGCAGCGGAAAGCCGCATGTCGGCGTGATCGTCTCGGTGCCGTTCTCATATACCTCCTCGACCTCGGTGATCCGCTGGTCGAGGCGCACTCCCCACTTTGCAAACGTCACGATATCGCCGAGGTCCCAATCGGTCAAATAGGCGTAGTTGCCGGTGTCGACGGCGTCCGCGCTGAAACTCTCCGAACGGACCGCTTCGGCCAACTTTTCCGTGCCCCGCTGCCGCAGTTGCGCCTGATAGTCCGCGTCGCTCTGCCCGTCGGCCTTTTGCAGGTCCTTCGCATCTACCCACAGCTCCCGGCGCGGTTCGCCGTTTGTCTGGTCAACCGTGACAATTGTTCGGGTGCTGCCGTCGCCCTCGCCACCGACAATGGCATAATTTTTGTATCCGGTGCTATCCCTCGCATAGCTCGGCTTGTCGATATTGGCGTTTTCACTGCAAAATACGACCTGTGGGCGCACGGTCTGCCCCACCGAGCGGTCGATACCGTCGTAAACCTCGAATACCCACTGACGGTTTGGCACGTCCAGCCGGACGCGGAGGCCCAGCGGCGCGGCTTTACCGAGTGCCTCGCAAACTGTGAGGACATTTTTGTAAGTCGCCTGAAACGTACAGGTCGGCGTAAGGCCAGCGGCGATTCCAAGTGTGAGGTACGGCAGGGGCCGGGCAGTGATCGCGTTATCAGATACAGTCTTGCGCATGCCCGCCTCAACCGTGCCTGTAAAATTGACGGCGGGCGTGATGATGCGCCGGTCGAGCATGGACGACCCCATCCGGCCGGTCGCGGTAATTTCGTCGCCGCCGTTGTCCGCCGTGGCGATAGTGATACCCTCAATAATGCCCGCCTCTTGCCGGTCCAACCGATGGATAATGTTGTCCTCGGCAAGCAAGGCAAGGTTTTCAGGCGACGCCTTGCAGTGCAGTTCAAATTCACCCGGCTCGAAATAGCGGCGCCGCCAGCGAAGGGAGCTGTAGCCGTCGATCACACCTTGAAGTTCGATATCGGGGTTGTAAATATAAAGGTCCATGCTCACGCCCCCCAGTATGCCTGTGTTGACAGAATTGACACGCTCAGCTCATCGATTCCGCTTGCCGCATTGTACCGAAATAAATTATCCCCCTGGTAGGCTTTGAGCCACTTTGGGGGATACTGCATCAGGTTGCTGATATTACTCGTTACACCGCCCGAAAGCAGCTTGACGCGCTTGTTGCCATTGCCTGTGGTAATGACGATCACGTCGCCCGCGTGCATCGTCGTATTGATCTGCATGAGCTCATGGTGATTGACGTCGTAGAGCGACGGGTTGACGACGGTCCCGGTCGCCCGGAACGTAACGGTTAGGCCCATCGAGACGGCGCTGTCGTTCCGGACGTTGCCAATCAGGGTGTTGACCTTCTCGGTCACGCGGAACGGGTTGACGATCCGCAGTGGGAACCGAATACAGCCCTGCCAGACGGCAAGCTGAGTAAGCTGATCGGTCAGGGCATAGAACTTCGGGTCCGGGCAGATAAGGGAAATGGTCAGCGTCCGCGTCGGGTCGTTGTCGCTGCCGCCCGGCTCGACCTTTTCCACATAGTAAGCAATCTTTTTGGATTCATCGCCCTCGTAGTAATAGAAGATTCCCGGAGCGCGTGGCTGGAAGAACGAATACAGGCGGTTCCGCTGTTCCTGATAGTTAGCTTTCTTGACGTCAAGCGCAATAACAATATTGCGGAGCTTCGCATCGGACCCGTTGTAATTCTCTCCATCCTGACCGGAATTTTTTGACGTGTAGACGTCATAATCCGTGCCGAGGCCGTCGATGGATGATACCCAAAGGGGATCAAACCACCCGAAAGTGATCTGATCCCCCGATTGATTTTCACAGATAATTTTCATTTAGCGCCTCCGCATTGCAAGGGTGATACGCTGTGCGCTTTGCCGATCCTGCCGTGCAATCTCTGCATAGCTAAGTGCCTTCGGGCTGACATAGGTCGGATGATAGTCTATTGACGGTACAGAAGACTGCGCTCCCGTCCCAGCGTACACGGGTTGCATAACTCGCACTGGCGTTGAAATGCTCGCCGATGCGCTGCTGAGAGCCGTTGCTAAATCTTTTGCCAGATTCTTAATCCACCCCGCGTTTCTTTCGAGCGGGACAACAGCCTCTTTACCGGCTTCACCGATCATGGCAAGTGTGGCCTTGTCGATGATGCCGCCCTCTGCAAGGTATGGGATTGTCGGAATATCAATGCCGAACGATTTACCACCAATGAGTGGAACCCATTTAGGAGCATCGAAGTGAATCATGTCGAGACCGTTGATAAGCGTATTAATACCACTAATCATGAAGTTGATAGCGGATTTAAACGCACCAGTAATCCCGTTCCAGATCCCCGTAAAAAATCCGGTTAACCCGGAAAACGCGTTCGTTATACCAGAATAGGCACCTTTGAATACGCCAGAAAACCAACTTCCAACTGTGCCGAATATTCCGGTGATGCCGCGCCAAATTCCGCTGAAAAATCCTGTAACACCGGACCAAATCGACTTAATTCCGTTCCATGCAGTGCCAAAAACGTTTTTAAACCAGTTCCCAACAACACTGAAAATTATTACTATGCCATTCCAGACGCTGGAGAAAAAGCCGGTCACTGTCGACCATATAGATTTGATGCCATTCCAAGCGGCTCCGAACACGCTTGAAAACCAGCCACCGACCGCTGAAAAGATGCCCTGAATACCACTCCATATCCCGCCGAAAAAACCGGTTACGCCACTCCATATGGCTTTTATCCCGTTTACTGCTGCTGAAAATACCGATGAAAACCAACTTCCGACGGCTGAAAAAGCACCCTGAATACTAGCCCAAGCCGACTTGAAAAAGTTGACAAACGGCCCAGAAAACCATGCACCGACGGTTTGAGCGACAGACTGAATTCCGGCCCATAAACTGATCCAGAAATTGCGAAAGCCCGCGCAATTATTCCAAAGGATGGCAAATGTAGCCACTAAAACGCCTATTGCTATAACAATTAGCCCAATTGGGTTTGCATTCATCACCGCATTGAGAAGTGCTTGCCCCAGCGTAGTTGCTTTTTGTGCTTCTTCGAACTTTTTTACGGCTGAAACCGCGCCCCCAATTATTGAGGCAATTTTCCAAGCTGCAAACGCAGTGCCAATACCAAGAATGGTCCCCTTAATTGCAGGGCCGTTCTGTGCAACAAATGTAAAAAACTTTTCGACTCCTCCAGCAACGTTTTTGACAGCACTTTCTATGTCTGCTTTATGTGCTGTAATGGTATCAGCCATTCTCTGCCCCCACGCCACAAGCTGCGGTAAAAGTTCCTTTATGGCGGGCATAAGAGCTGTGCCGATCGTGGCCCCAACACCCTTCAGGGTGTTTTGCGCAATTTGCAGTTGACCCGAAAAAGTTGATCCTGCAGCAGTTGCGCTCCCTCCGAATTCCTTTTCAAGTTCTCCAAGAATGATTTTCTGCGCACCCGCCGTATCTCCGGCTTTTTGCATTGCTGTAATTTGTTTCTTTTGTGCATCTGTGAACGTTACGCCCTGCTTCGTCAGCTTTGACAACCCAGCGGTGGGGTCATTCATTGCTTTACCAAGCGTTTTTGCGGCATCGGTTGCATTCATTCCCATAGCAGTGGCCATATCTTCGGCGGCCTTGATTGTCTGGGGAAAAACGTTAGAGTGAATATTTGTGAATGTCAGTAACATATTTTCGGCTTGCTTCGTAGTTCCGGCGCTGTATGTTGTAACTTTGCTCTGCGACGTTGCAAGATCATTTAACTGCTTTGCCGTCATTCCGGAAATGTCCTTTGTAGAGGACAATACCGCATTCATCTGCGCCGATGTTTTTTCAGCAGCATCGGCAGAATCTATCACACCTTTAAGAGAAAATCCTGCGCCAAGTGATACAGCAAACCCCGCGATAGCACCGCCAAGGCCGGAAAAGACTGATTTCAAACCAGAAAAGTGTGATTTTACATTGTCTACTGTTTCTTTCGACTTTTTGCTGAACGCTTCAAACGAGCTACCGAGTTTCGCGATTGAAGAATTATTTTCCTTTTCTTCCTTCTGCGCGCCCTGCAAAGCGGATTGATATTTTTTGAGTTGCCCTTCTGCGCTGGAAATCTTCTTTTCCATGTCGAACATCTGATTAGCGAGGCTTTGCGCCGACTTGCTGCCCGCACCCTGCTCTGACACTGTTTTTTCATAAGCGGAATTAAGCGTGTCAAGGGCTTTACGTTGCAAAGAGAGTTTGTCCTGTAAGGACGACACGCGCTCCGATAGCCCCTGCGTCGAAGAACTCCAATTCCCCATAACAGCGGCAGAGGCGCGAAAGCTTGTTTCAATAGACTTCATCTGATTGGTAAGTTCCATTACACCGGCCTTAAAAGCTGTTACGTCGAGGCCAACGGAACTGCCAAGATTATTTTCTGATGCCATAATTTTACTTCCTCAGTATGGACTATTTTCCAATTTCGCGGTATCATTGCAATAAGAGGTGATTGTATGATTTTCGGGAAAAAAGATAAGAGCGGAAATCTTGCAGTAAATATCGCGTCTTTTGACGGGATTCCGCAGTTTGGGCGCGGCGTGGCGTTACGCCTTGTGCTAAATGAAAGCGAACAGCAGCTCTCAATTGAGCCACGAATTGGCAAACCACAGCCCATTTTACTGAAATACTCTCAGTTCACGGCCGCCGAAGTAATCACCGAGCAGGAAATTAAAACAAAGTCAAAAAGCGTAGTTGGTCGTGCTGCTATTGGCGGTCTACTGCTCGGCCCGCTCGGTGCAACCGTGGGAGGTATGTCCGGAATCGGAAGCAAACAGCAAACAGCCGAAAAACAGTTTCTTGTTATCAACTACACTTCATCAGTAGGTGGAGAGCCGAAAGTGCTATCCTTTGAAGTCGTTGGCGCCACTTTACACCTTAATGAATTCATGAAAGCATTAAAAAGCAAGCTGCCGACTTCGCAGCCAGAATTAGCAACTCAATATCTCTAAAAAATGTTTCCGATTTCATCCGCTTTTTTCACGGCGTACGGTTTACCGTCGCGCATAACAACGTTTTGCCCGGTTGACGTTTCTTCCGGATTAGCCTGTCCGGTCAGCCGCAGATACTCATTCCAGAGTGTAGATATAACGCGCGGTGTCGACCGCCAAAACCGTTTTTCCGTCCAATGAAACACTGCAATAGCGATTGTATAATAATCAACCCACGGGAAGTTTAGGCTTCCTGTGGGTTCTTTCCGTTTTTTCCGTTATCCTCAGCTTCCGGGGCCGCTGCCTTCATCGCCGCTCCGAGAGCGTTCATAACCTCATTCATGTTGTCGAGAGTAATCAGTTTTGCCGCTTCGTGCTCCGTTAGATCGTCGTTGTCGTGCTGCAAGGCCGCCCACAACATGAAGCGAATGTCCTTCATAACCTTTTTCGGCTTCGGCTTTCCGTCGACGCCTTTTTCTTCCGTGCCGAGGTTCGACAGTACCTTCATAGCGTTGTTGAAATCGCCGTAATGATCTTCCAGCGCGCACATAGCATTCATGTCAATCGTCAGATGATAGGTATTCCCGTCGCCCAGCGCAATAGCTTTTCCGGCTACCTCCTTTAAGTCATTTCCAGCAATATGAGCATTCATAATAATTCCTCCATAAATTTTATTTTCCGTTCTCCGGGTTCGCGCGCCCGGATTACGCATGTAAGGCCCGGACGAGCCGGGCCTGTTTTGTTGCTTTCTCACCGCCTAAAACGGCTATTTTTCAATGTGCCGTGCTTTCAAAACTTCCAGTGGAGTTTCGGCAAGATACTCGTTTGAATACAAGTCCTTACCATCATCCCACGTCATAGGGTGCTCAAACTTTTTCGCGCCGATTGATTTCAGCCAATCGAGCTTTTCCTGCGAGATACCCATCGCCGCGCCCCCCTTATGCCACAGTGAATTTAATTGCCGTCGTGTCCAGCGACTGCCCGAACACGTCGGCTACACCGGCGACAATGATCGAGTACGTCGCGCCCGATGTAAGCGCGGCGGCTGGCGTAATCGTCAAAATCTTTCCGGTCGAGTCGTAGGACTTATCGGCGGCAACGAGTGTTCCGTCTGCCTTAACGATAGTCACCGCATCGGCTGCCAGCGAATTGCTGAACGTCAGTACGGGCTTGACTGATTCCAGAACGCCCGTCGCATTATTCAGCGGTGCCGACGTCATTGTCAGTGCGCCGGGTTTGCCGAGCGTATCCGGCGTCTGAACCTGTGAGAACCATGCTCCGGCACCCAGAAAAGCCGGGTCCGTAGTGTCGGCCTGAACGCCCTTGATGCCTTTTTTTGTGTTGTCCGGCATGGTAAATGCGTAGATCGTGACGAGGCCGGTATAGGTAAGTTCAACCGTGCTGGCCGTAATCTTTTCTTCTTTGGTTTTCGCCGTCTCGGCTCCGAGAGAAAAGCGACCTTTCAGGAACTGATAGAACCGGTATCCGCCGCCACCAAGCTCCGCCCTCGCAGACATTGCATAATAGGGCGCATTAGAAACGTCGCCGGTATCAATCATAATACCACGCACCGCGTCATAGGGCTTTCCGGTCAGCTCTGCCGCCAGACGAGACGGAACCCCGGAAACTGTCAGCGTAATGTTGGTAGATGCCTCAGTTGGGTCAACAAACATTGCCTTATTATCATAGTACCTTGGCGTTGCATCGACTTTAGCTTCCTTTTTCATCTCTGCGGACGGAGCAAGGTATTTATTTGACCCGGTCTGGTAGTTGTCTTCACTGTCATTCAAAACCTGTGCATAATGTAGACTATCAAGACCGACAAGCTCGCCATACTCATTCATGCAATTACCTTCTTTCGTAAAAATAGAAATCCCGGCGCCAGCCATAATGACCGGTGTCGGGTTGATAGGGAATGTGTCCGACCGGGCCGCGTGTAAAACCGGCGGCAACAATTGCCTGCTCGATTTCATCCAGAACGGTCAGCATATCCGACTTCTTTCGGGTGTAAAAACTCACCTGCATCCGTGGCTCGTGGCTCGTTTCCTCACCATCAGCCCATGTCTTGCCTTCATCGTCAACCAAAAAATAAGTAATGAACCGATCGGGAAGCTGCGGGCCGGGCGGCTGATTCGGGTCGGTTTCCCACCGTTCGAAATCATACTGGATTCCGGTTGATTTCTGAAAAGCCGTTAAAACTGCCTCGGCGGTATCCTGCCATTTGCTCAATCAATCGGCACTCCCTTCTTTTTCAGCACGGCCCGCTCCGTCGCAAGTACCTCTTTTTTATGATCGTCGATGGCCGGGCGTACAAACGGATCTGGAAATTCCGGCGAATGGCCGTCACCGAGTTCCTGAAAGACGCCCGCGGTGGCTTCCGGGTGCTTCTCTATATCGATTCCCACTGTGGCATAAACGTAATTGCCTTGTACTTTCGCCGGAGTGACCTCTATAGCATTGTAAACGGCATCAGTGCCATACTTGCCAACGCCTTTTCTATGCCGTTCTGCGCCCTCTTTCATGGATTTATACACAATGGGCGTTGCGGCATTCACAGCTTCCTTGCAGGCTTCTGTAATATCGTTTCCGGCCACCTGAATTTTCTCGAGGTACTTATCCAGATTCGGCATTGTAATAGTTGCGGAAAGTGCCGATTTTCCGTAAGCGTTACCCACCGTTCACCGCCGCCTTTACCTTGAATTTCAACCAGTGTTTGTGCTGGTCAGGATCGTTCGGTGCAATGATACTGTAGACCACACCGTCACGGACTACCCGACACATGGACGTAACCGCCGGATTGTATCGGATAATAACGTTTGCCGCATCAATCACCTGTACAGCTTGTGCCGCCCACGTTTCAGCGCCGCCGAGCGGATACCAGTAAGACCGCGTGTACTTTTTCGGCGCGTCTGCGGCTGGTGTACCGTCGAGGTCATACCAAGCATGGTCTTTATGCGCTCCTATACCAGTAACTACCAACCGTTGAATTCGGATTTTCGTGCGAAGGTCGCCAGCCTGAATTTTATCCATCGGTGTTCGCCTCTTGCGCAAGCTGTAATTGCAGAATAATTCCGTTCAAGCCATAGGGCTGCGGAACATTGTCCCCTTTTTCTCCCGGCTCCGCGGTTCGGCTGTCATACCAGAATGAGACAAGCATTTTCACTGCTTGAGCATAGAGCGGATCGCTTTCAGCTACTGGAACGCCATCATTTTTTAAGTACGCTTCCGCGGCAGAAATGTAAGGAGAAATGTCGTCGTCTGTCACACAATAGGCTTTCACTTCGTCAATGAATTCGATAGGTCATACCCCCTAAAAGGGAGCGCCGCTCCGGTTGGAGCGGCGCATAAAATTAAGCCCCAGCGGCTTCGGACAGCTTGCAGAACGCATCCGTCAGCGCGACATCGCAATCATACAGCGCCGAGCCAAGGAAATCAATGCTGCGATTCAGAAAGCCGCTTGCAGTGGACATTTCCACGGTAACGTCCTGTGCAAGGTTGCCGACCATCTGCTTGAAGTCGCCAAAATACAGGGTTTTGTCTGCCACTTTATCCGAAATCAAAACCGGGAATCCGAGAACACGCTGCGCAATCGGGTTGGAGAAATCCTGCACAAGAATTGGGCGCTTATTGTCATCCTTAATCTTTGCAAGCATTCCATAAAGAAACTTGTTGTTGCAAAGAAACTTTGCATTGCCGGTGTAGCGCGCGGGCAGATAGGAAATCAGGTCAACCACGTTGTCATAGATCGGAGATCCACCTTTTGTGAACTGCACGTTGTTCGTTCCCACAATCCACGTCACAGCCTTTTCAACTCCGTTGGGCTGGCTGGAGCCAGTGCCATTGATGGTAAAATCCTCAATCTTGACAGCGATATCCGTAGCCAGCATATCAGTGAGCCATCCCTCGAACGCGGAAATAGCCATTGTCTGAATGGTCTTGCTGATACGGATAATCTTTGTAATGTCGTAACCGCCCAGTTCAACATAAACAAGCGTATCCCCAGCCGGAGTGATTGCCGCATTCTCGGTGTGGAGAGCTGCATCGTCGCGGGTGCCCTGTACGGCAAACTTGACGTTGCCTGCCACACGGAGAAGCGTAATCTCGTTAATCAGCGGTGCAACCTTCACCATCTTCTGGAAAAGGATATCCGATGTGGCCGTCGGAATAACCGCAGTCGTGCTGCTGTCATAAGACCGTTTTTCAGCGCTGGAATTTGCCGCTTCAAACGCCCGCTTTTCGTTGTCGGTCATGGTTTTTCCAAGCAAGCTCTTGAAGAAAGCGCCACGGTATTCCTCGGTCTTAAGCAAATCTTCCCGCGGCATATTCTCGAATTCGCGTTTTTCTTTCGACTTCGGGTCAAGCGGATTTGGAAGCTGACGCCCTTCGAGTTTGCCTTCATTTAGGCCCTTAATGATCTGCTCACGCTTTTCGATCTGCGCTTTTTCTGCGTTTAGAGAGCGCAGCTCTGTTTCCAGTTTATCAAGGTCGGTTTTCGGGTCTTTTTTTTCAAGCTCCGCACGGATTTCAACCTTGCGAGCTTCAATTTCTGCGAGTCTGGGATTCATTTTATTACCTCCAAAATTAAAAATATGTTGCGAGAAGCAGCCGCTTCCGGCGTTCCTCATTTTCCTTTGCAACTTTTTCAGCCGCACGTTTTTCATTTTCTGCTTTCTGCTCTGCTTCACTCTCCAGTGTGGCGCGGGCCCGGACGCTCTCCAACGTCTTTTTAGCGCTCTCCAGTGCTGTTTGGCCGCGAGCATTTATGTCAGTGCCGTCATAAGCCGGCATACTAACCGCTGAAACTTCATAGACCTTTGCAATGTCCGTAATGGTGCGTGTCGGCATATCCGTGTCCTCGCCCGTCCATTCATCCGCACGGACGGAAAAGATAAACGACATGCCGGAAATATCGCCCCGCTGGACAGAATTCCACAGCGCCTTTGCATCCGGATTATTCTCAATATCGAGCAGTGCCCGGATTGCAAGTCCCTGGTCATCAACCGATAGCTGCAGCGTCGAATTTGCATTGTTATTTCTGCTGCGTGCCAGCGGCAGACTGTCAAGGTCGTGATTGACATCAAAAAGGACGTCTGTAAAATCTGTGTTATCGAACGCCCCACGGGCAATGATTTCATTGAAGCAGTCACAAATATTTGTGGCCTGCCCAAACACCGCCGCATGACCTTCGAGAACTTTCCCTTGCTCATCCGCGCTCAAATCCGGCATAGAAAATGACCGTACAAAATGCGGATATTGAATTGTCTTGCTTTTCTTTTCAGACATTTGAGTTAGCCCCCTTATTGTCTGTAATTCCCTGATATTGATCGGCGCCCGTCCCAGCTTTTACCATATTCAAAGTTTGCACCCTACGGCTGCCCTCTTCTCCGCCGATTGTCGGCATATTGAAGATGGTAAGTATATCATCCAAGCTGGCGGCCCCGATATTTGTAAGCAGCGTTGCCACCTGTACCTTTTCGGTATTGCTAGCATATTGCAACCGGTTTGCCTCAAAAATGATTTCGTTTCCGAACCCTTGCTGCCGGCCGGTAAACACCTTTGACGTAAACTGCAATGCCATCTGAACGGCAAAAGGTTCCAGCATGGAAGAATAAAAAGCGTTCCACTGTGCCGAAGTATAGTCGTTTCTGATTATTGCATCCGACACGCCAAAGTATTTATTTACCTTGTCAGTAATTAACTTCATCTGCGCGGCATTTGTTGTATGCGGCTCGCTATTGATAGACTGATAATCGCAGGAACCGTCTACCACACCGACGCCGTTGTTGTTTGACGGGTCAAGATAGGACGACATAAAATCCTTTTTGCGCTGATCCCGGTCCTCTTTTTTGAGAATCTGTGTGAACTTCAAAACGCCGCGGATAAATGCACTGGATTTTATCGCGTTGATAATACCTTGATTCTGCGTGTTAATAAGTTCCAGCGTCGGCTCCATCGCACTCATGTTCGTTTCGCCGAACATATCGTCTTTATAAAAAAAGCGGCGCAAATGGATGAGATCGGTATACGGTACTGTAGTAGTCTCACCGCCAAGAAAAGAAAACCGTGCGTAAACCTGTCCCTGATATTCGAGCCATTCGGTTGTCGCGCCATTTAACGGCCAGAACAGCGTAGGATTACCGCTGCCATCGCGGGCAATATAGATAAGCGCATTGTTCTGGACAAGATATTGCGTTGCTACCTTGTAAAAAAACGTGTATGCGTCCATAAACGGGTTCGGCTGAGTACCAAGAAGATATTGCAGCCCATCATCCACAAACGTTACTTGCGGGCTGCTGCCGTCCGGTGACGGTGTGCGGCGAATATGCTTTGCGTGGAGTTTCGCCGCATTTCGGGCAAAGGCATCCGTAGCGGCGCGCACATCATCGGAATTATAAGCGTCCGTACCGAACTGGCTGAATACCGGCGTATATCCTGACAGCATTTTCAGCTGTGAATAACCATTCGGTGGATTGCTTTTCAAACCGAATATCATCTGAAACAGGGAACGGTGCTGTTTTTTCAAGCTATCACCACCTTACGATTAGAGATTTGTTAAGCCTTTGATGTAATCAAACATATTTCTGTCTCGCTGTATCAGTTCCGTTCGGGTATGCTCCCGATAGCTCCACGGCTTATATCCGGTCAAGTCGTTAAAATATGCCATGAACGCCTGCGCAAAATATTCAGCCGGATTTGTTTCGGCGTATTCGTCTAATGCCAAATGCTTTTTCCACCCAGCAAAAATACTTTCATCGTCGCTGGAATTGTACCAATACTTCGATTTATTTTTTAAGGCAAGCGCATAGTCTACAGCGTGACCGTATTCGTGTAAAACTGTTGAGAATGCTTTTTCGCTGTTTTGTTCTGAGAAAAAAACGTCTTTGTCGAAAAGACAAACCACATTCCCATCCGCATAAAAAGCAGAAGCTTCATTTGCCGATCTTCCATCATCAAAAAATTCTGCGGACGACGATAGCAAACCAATTGTCGAAGGTTTGAATTTTTCATTGAAGCAGTAAATCTGCATTCCTGTTTCATCAACGAGCCTTTTTATTCTCGGCGGAATAATTTCAAGAGATTTTACAATGTAGTGAGCCGTTTTATCGTTTGCCACTCGGTTAAATCTCAAGTGATCACCACCTTACGACATAAAAATAACCGCTCGAGGCGGCTTAGAACTTATTGAATCGGTACGTCCCGAGGAAAGTAAAAATCTTTGAACCGCACACGGGGCATCTGTGCCCGTCTCCGGTGTTTTCCCGATAGGCCGTGATATTTTTGCATTCATGGCAAAGAAGCAGATCATATTTTCGCTTCTTTAGCTTTATTTCTGGCACGTTTTTCGCCTCACATCAACGCTTTGTAGTCTTCCAGCTTTTCAGACAGCCCGACGTAACTGTCCAGCAGACTGAATGTTCCATCAACCCGCATTCGCCTGTTCTGGCCTTTTATCGGGCGAATGTTTTCATTGTCGTCTGTCTTTACCGACGTGTTCGTCAAACACCACACAAGCACGGGATTATGATTATAATTTATCAGCTTGCTTTTGAGGTCGGCCTCCATTGACCGCATCGGCTGGCTGAACGTCATGGCGCCCTGCGCGCATTTCATCATTTTGTAGCCATTCGATTCCATGTCCTGCACCCAGTACCCGGCAAGCGCGCGGTCGTAGTAAATCCAGAGAGGGATGATTTCGTATTCATCGCGCATCTTGTTAAACCATGCCGTAACATACGAATAGTCAACCTGATTTCCGGGGCAAGCAGTGATCCAGCCTTCCTCTACCCACATGTCATACGGAATTTTGTCTTCATGCACACGCTTGTCAATCAGCTCTTCCGGGATAAAATACATCTGAACGACATACTTTTTGTCACTTCCCGCTTTCATAATCGTCAGCGTCGCGCAAGTCAGGTCCGTTGTGGCCGACAAGTCGCAGCCGCCGATTGCATAGCAGCCGCGAAGATCGTCCATCAAATAAACTTCTGCGTTGTTTATTTCATCGAACGATAACCACGAGCCAGCAACCGTATCCCGAATATTGAAATCCTTTGTCAATACGGTTGGACGTACTTTGCTATCTGTCTGTGCGCGAGAAACCATGTCCGCGAGATATTTGTACTGCTTGATTTCTCCCAGCCCCGGGTTGGCTTTCGCCCACTTTGTCGGGTCTGTCCATTCCTCACGGGCATCCAGCTCGTAGAAGAGTGGCAAAAATGTATCGTCTTTGTACCCGTCAAGGCCATTCAGCACCTTATCGGCGTAGGAATACATATCGTCGAAGATATTTTCCCGCACCATCCCGGCGGTAGTAATCATCAGGAGCAGGGGCTGGCGGCGCGACGATGTGGACTGCTTCATTACGTCATAGAGGTTCCGGTCCTTAATGGCATGTAGCTCATCAATTACGATGAAATGGCTGTTCAATCCATCAAGGCTGTTGCTGTCGCTGGCAAGTGGCTCAAACGTGGAGAACGTCAACGGCATATACATATCCGTGCGGCGTTTGTTAATCAACGCGCGAATTTCCGGCGATTGCTGCCGCATGTGAACGGCATAGTTAAAACACTTTGCAGCCTGGTCACGCTTTGTTGCCACAGAATAGCACTCTGCGGCTCCTTCTCCGTCGGCCATCATCATATAGAGCGAGAGAGCAGCGCAAAGACAGGTTTTGCCGTTTTTACGTCCCACCTCGAGGAACACTTCACGGAATCGGCGCGAACCGCCGGATGTATTGATCCACCCGAAAAGCGTCTGCAGAAAAGCTTTCTGCCACAGCATCAGAACGATTGGCTCTCCAAGTTTTCCTTCTGCCTGCTTGCAAAAGCTTTCGATAAATTCGATCGGCCGATTGCCTTTGCTTTCATCAAAAAAATAAGGCGAGTTTTTATCCTCGGCCTCTTTTTCCAGCTTTTCGTATTCTTTTATGATCTTCTTACCAACGGTTATTTTACCCGCTCGAATCTGCGATAAATATTCCTTTACCCAATTCATTTTCCTCCACCGGCAATAAACTGCATAAGCTTCTCCCCACCTTTGGGGATATCGGCGGCCTTTTCATCAGGCAGCAAGTCAAATATCTGCTTACAAGCGGTCGAATAGTTCTTAATCAGCTTATTATAGATAGCCGATGCTGGCCGTTCGCGCTGATACTTAACGCCAGGTGTTTGACTGAATAGCTCTGTTGTCCCATTCTTGTTTATATCGGCTTCCAGATCCTCGAGCGTGATCTGCATGAAAGCAACCCGCTGAATCATGCCGTCAACTGTTTTCAGCTTTTCATCTGGCAAATTCTGCGTTTTTAGCAGCTTCTTGAGCGCATTTTTAACTTTTTTGATTCTTTTGTCACGAGTTGCATTCTTTTGCATATTTATTCACTTTCTTTCAGTTGGAGGGGGTCACGCGCAAAGCTGTCCGGATATTTTGATTGGCTATCACGGTCTCCAATATCGTATATAAAAGCGCGGTGGCGGGGGGTGTCATAGTCCATCACGTCGCGCTCCGAAAAACATCAAGCGCGCCCTTGTAAAATGACTTACGCATATTTTCTTTCAACTCTTCAAGGTCAATGGTGACGGTCGTGTTCTCCGCAATCTTGACATCACGATAATCATGCTTTGCTAAGGCGGGCATAGCAGCGGGTTCAGTAAGCGGTGCGCTGGCCTGTGCCATAACAGCTTCCATCCTCTTATGCTGGCATGCCTTTACATACCGGCACTCCCGACACTGTTTGCTTAATCTGCTGAGGCTCATTGTTTCTTCACCACATTTCCACGCTTGTCAAATTTCAGCCCCTCGCTTATAACTGGCAATTTTCCACGGTGCTCAGCCTCGTGGCAAGCATTGCATAAGCATTCAAGGTTATCCCAGCTCAGTGCAATGTTTGGATCATTGATATTTTCCGGTGTAATATACTTTCGATGATGGGCAATTACTGCAGGTCTGCCACACCGCTCGCAGATGTAGTGCTTTGACTCCATAAAGGCATCACGGCACTTCTGCCAACGCTTGGATTTGTAGAACGATTTTGCAAAGTCACGCATTGGGCAAATCCTCATGCTTAAAGATATGGCGGCAATATTGGCATATATGGAAAATGTCATTTGTCGTCCCGCAGCCGCCACGCATAATTTCTTCTGTCGGCACTGTCCATTTTTTGCACTGCGGGCATTTTACCATTGGCGTAATAATAGCGGCTTCCACCGCATCCTTGACAATGGCGTACTGTGTTCCGCCTGTGGCGGTGATTGACCTGCCCCCAAAAACCGTCCAGATAGAAAGTTAGTAATCACCGGAGATTTTCTTGGCGTATTCTGATGGCGTCAAATTATTTAGAGAACTGTGCGGGCGTATGTGGTTGTATT